TAGGTATCGGCTTGGATATCTCTGCCGCGGTTAATAGTTATGTTGATGACATTAGGAGTTAGATCGACAATCGGAACTGGAACTGTAGAAGAGCCAAGTGTGCCTGTGCCTAGAACTCCATACTTAGCATCGCCAATAGTAAACGGGTAGCCGAAAGTAGCACCAGAACTAAAGTCGAAGGATACGGATATCTCGGCAGGTAATGTCATCGACCAGCGAAACTTCCATAGGTTCTATTAACGCTCGATGAGACTCCGGATAGTGAAGTGTCCTGTAAAGCTGTAGCAATCGCCTTGCCATCGATATTAACCGACAGTTGAATCGGACCAGTAAAGTTAGATTGTTCCTCGGCTCTACGGAAGCTGCCAGGTGTTGATCTAGGGAATGGTGTTACATTGGTTGTTGGAACTTCAGGTATCTCAGGGAATGAAGGGTTGTTATTCCAGCCAAGAGAACTGTTAAAGTTAGGATCGCCTGTGACTATTAGCGCAGCTTTCTTTGCTAGTTCATCTAAGTATTTACCCCATGCAGCAAACGGGTTCTTAGCGTCTGGAAGGCTTGCAAGGTAACCAGCTAAATCTTTGCTCAATCCTTGAGCCACCGCTATTTCTGCAGTTAGTTTCTTGGCTTGTGCTTCATTGCCAGTAATTAAAGCAAACTGAAGTTCTACGCGCTTGCGATCCTCATCGGATAACTTACCCTTGAGGGCTGCAATAAGTTGAATCTGCTCAAGGTCAAAGATTGAGCCAGCCTTTTTAAGTGCTGCCTGTTTCCTCTGCTCTGCTGTAAGTGCCTTGTTTGCTTTTACCTGAGCATCTTGGAACTTCTTTTGCTGTGCTTGAAATCTCTTTTGAGCGGCTGCATCTGCGTCATAAAGATTGGCTTGTGCTCCACCCATGAAGCGACGCCCTGCTGTTGGTCGCGCTTGGGCTTGATTGCCAAGGTCAGCGAGAATACGAAGTCTGCCAATACCAACAAGGTCATAGCTGCCAGATATAAGTTTACCTAAGAATCCACCTGAAAATTTTGAATCGATGCTTGTGATATAGCTACTAATAACGCCGAGACCTCTAACCGTGTCTGCTGTGTATTCAGCAAGTCCAGCCATTGCATTGCCAACATCTTCAATGTCTTTATCTTTGCCACCGGCTAGGGTTAAGGCATCGATTAAACCCTTACCAATAATCTCTTGAGCGTTGCCCGCTGCTTCTGTAAGCACCTGCAACTTTCCTGCATAGGTGAGCAAGAAGGCTTGGTTAGATCCTGAAAATTGCTTGTTCAGTTTAGTTTGTAGGTCTAAAAATGAAGCTGTCTTAAGTTGTGCCTGAGTTAACCCTAGGTTGTATTTTCTTAATCCTCTAGTGTTGCCAACGAAAGCCTGTCCTAAATCATTGCTGACTGTAACTAAAGACTTGCCTGAACCTGCTGAGACATCGAGGGCAAGCTGTAAAAGTTCTTGACTTTTAAGTATTGAGCCTGTTGTGCTAAGTAAGCCTTGGAAGGATTCATTGAGAATTTCTCCTGCAATACCTGATGAAGCTGAAATTTTATCTAAGAAACTGACAATGTTTGCCTGACCGAAAGCCAAGCCTAGGTTCTTAACTGAATTGGCTAACTGGGTATTGGACTTCTCTGCATCAGTAAATGCTTTAACTGATGCTTTTCCGAAGCTGACGAACGCTGCTGTACCAAGGCTTAAACCTATCGCAGAGCCTAGAGATCGAACTTGCTTGGTTAGTTTAGCGGCTGCGGTTTCAGCCTTCTTAAACCCACGGGTGTCGGCTTTTGAGCCGATAAGTATTTCTTCTCTGACTGCCATTACGCTGCCTTCCCTAGTGGAGCTTTAGCGGCTTCAATTCTAAACTGTTTAAGAGCTGTATCGATTGCCTTCATAGTTGCCCCTTCTGCTAGCCCACGGTTTTCAGCCCAAGCGCGATAGATAAGGCGACCGCGACCCTTAAGGCTTGAAGTTAATGGTCCTAAGTTTTTAATAAACTGCTCACCGGCTTTTGGATTGTTTGACTTACTAACCTTGTTGCTGTTGCTTCCAGCTTTAGGACCAACCCAAGGCTGACCTTGATTACCGTTGCGACCGGCGCTCTCATAAATTGCACCTACACGGCTGCGGTTTTCAATGCTAGCCATAGAGCTAAAGCCGTTAGAATTAACCTTGCTAGGAGTACTTTTGTAAGTAATGCCAGCAATGATTGTTGCAGCGTTATAGGTAGGAAACTTGCCTTCGCTAAATGAGCGACCAGCCCAGCCAGACATGGGAGATACAGAAGGAACGAAACCCTTTGCTTCTCGAACAACTGGGCGCAGGGCTTTGCCAATTTCTTTCTTTAATGCTTTTTCTAGATCAGGAGTAAAGCGACGCATTGCTTTACGAAGGTCAGCGTTGCCGCGGATTTCGATTTTTACTGACATCGCTTCGCTCCTTTGCTAAATCCTTGAGGACTTCTATGTGTGCCTTAAACGCCACCGCAGGTAATTCCACGATGGATTGGAAGGGAACTCCATACTCATAACTCAGACGAGCTGCGAGATAAGTGATGGAGTTCCGATCCACCCTTAGACTAAAGGGTCAGATTCTAAGACCTCAACTGACTTGAGAGTCTCAAGGAATCCTTCTCCAAAAGGTTTGACGGTTTCACCTGAGCGCCTGATTGCTTCCCAGCACAGCCAATAAACATCTGATTGCTTCTGATCTTCAATCAAGGCTTTGTGAAAGCCTTTCTTAGCATATTGTTCAAAGCTATATTCAAGCAACGGAGTTATTTCAAACTCCTGCACTTGTCCATCAGCCCTTGTTACTTTGAGTTTTGCCATAGCCCTTATCTCCTTTTTACGATGTTGTTACGGCGATTTCGCCGCTTACATTCCATGTTACAGATTGAGTTGAAAGGTCTCCAACTGCACCATTTACAGGTGTGGTGTTGTTTACAAGGCAAGTCATTGTGTAAAGAGGGTTGCTTGCAGATACAGCACCTGAAGATTGCTTGAAGGTAACTGTAGTGTTTTGACCCCATCGGCTTTGAAGTGTCTGAAGTGTCTTTGAGGTATCAGCATCATTGAAAAAGTCGATGGTTATGCTTGAAGCTTCCAGACCCTTAACATAACGATGACCGCCATCGCCAAGTGCTGTAACTTCAAGCTCGTCAAATGCTCGGTTGATTGTAACGCTGCTAACTAGTGTTGAGAGATCAACCGCATTAACAGTAAGAATTCCCGTGTTTGCTAGATATACTGCCATTTAGTTTATTCCTCGTCTTTCTTAGTTGTTGTTTTTGTTTCTGGCTTAGAAGCAACCTGACCGATTTTAATCAGGAAGGCTTCGTTTTCTTTTTCCCATTGCGCTAAATCGGTCATGATTTAACTCCATTCCGTTAGGGTACTGATTGCAATGTCGCAAACCAGTAAATTTCCAGATTCAATTGCCATAACGCTAGGAGCACTTACGCTTCCTACATTGAACACAATGCTTGAAGCATCGAGCAATTGAAACACTCTTACAATGTCATCTTCCATGCCAGCAAGGTTTCCTTGGTTATCGAGAAGCGGTACAAGTATCTGCAAGCGAAACATCGCCATAGGAGCAACAGAAGTTCTCTCGTTATTGGTTGGAACAATGTAGGGATCGGCAGGGGTCAAAATTAGGCTGTTGGCTACGGGCGTGGCTGGTGGGAACGCGTACACGCTGTACTTTGTGTTATCGGCAAGAGCCGCTGCGATGCTAGATCGTAGAGTGGTGATTGCTGGCATCAGCCCACCATAGAACGCGGGTCAAGATATGGCGCAAGTAAGCCACGAACGCGAGCGATGAGCTGCGAAGACATTGCGTACATGCTGCCGATTGAGCCATCTGGGTTCATGCCGTTGCCTGAGTTGGTCTGACGAGATGTCCAGATTGATACGCAGACCATAAGGCTGGCTTCCTGTACTGCTGGCTCGGTTGAATAATCTGTGTAAGTAGTTGCCGCTACTTGACCATAAGGGTAAATCGGGTGAAAAGTCTTAACGACATTAGCTGCATGGGTAGTTGTGATGTCAATGCTTTTTTCATTAACGGCATTGACTGTCTTTGATCCATTAAAGTTTGAACCGCAGCCTGTGACGGTTACTGTCTGTCCGACATAGAACACATCACTAACATAATCGTTAAAGTATAAAACCCCTGCTGTGCCGTTATTAGAGTGACCTGATACTGGAAGTACGTTTTTCCATAGAAAAGGCAACAACGCATCATCAGCAGCATCGCAGACTGATTGCAAGACTGCATCGGTGTAGAGAGTTCCTACGCCGAGAGCTGTGCGAAGTTCTGCAACTGTTGTTATGCTCATTGTTATCCTTTCTAAAGACTAGAGGGAGCTGCAAGGGCTCTGGCAGCCCCCTCTAGCGACTTAGGGTATTGCTTATGTGAAGTTGAACCAGTTTGCGCCAGCCGCTAACTTAGTGG